CATTACAGCGTTTCGAAGTGTCGCCCGAAGCGTGTCGTTTTTCGTGCGATCAAGATCAAGGCGCCAATCGAATTCAGCGTCGAAGAGTTCTTGTTGCTCGGCGATCTTGTCGCTTGAAAGTTTCTTCGGCTCTTCAAATGGTGCGGCAAATAAACTTTCGGCACTGCATTCGTCGAAAGCTTTTTGAACCGTGTAACGCCAAGCCCAACGTGCCGCCCGTTTTCGATCTTTGGTTTGCGCGTGTTCGTAAGCGGCTTTGCCCATGTAAGTCGTCGGATCGGTCAAAATCGAAAGCACTTCGTTGACGGTAAGCCCCGATTTCACCAAAGACTTTGCGATTGGCAAAAGCATTGCCGATCGATCTTCGACGCCTTCGCCGGTCAAGATCATGGCGCGAATTTTTTCGTCAATCGGAAGCCAAGAAAGTTCAATGTCTTCGGGTTCAAAACCTTCGAGCGTTTTGGGGCCGGGTTTCGAGTTATCCACATTGCCCACGGACTTATCCACATTTTTTGAGTTATCCACATTGTCAGACTTTTTAAGAATGGCCGCGTCAAACTTGGCCGCCCGATCAAGATCAAAGGGCCGCTTCCAAACGTAAGCCTTGCCCGAGTCGGGGTGAATCGACGGCGGCAACACGACTTGTTGCCCGTCGCCCATGACGCCGACTTCCCATGCCGGTCGAAGCCTTATGCCGGCTTCAATCTCTTTAAGCGTAAGCGCCTTAAGCTCGCGTTTTGAAGGGGCAACCGAGGGCATTGTAACCTTGACGGTTTCAAGCGATTGGGCGGCTTTAAAAGGCTTCACGGGTTCGGGCGTCAAAATATAATAATGGCGCGAACCGTTACCTCTTCCCGAAGCGACCGCCGGCAAGGTATTGGTGCCTAATAACGATTTCAAGTGTTGTTCGACTTCCTTGCCGTGTTTCGCATCGCTTGATTTGACGTCGACGTCGATTACGGCAAGGAAGCCTTTCTTAAGTTTCGACGGCGTTCCAAGCCTTACACCAATGTTCATGCCCGGCCGATAGTTTGAAGCGATCGCCTTCCAAGATTTTCGGGGGCCGCTTGTCCAACCCGATTCAATTGGGCGCTTTGATTTCGGGTGTAATAAATGAATGGCAAATCCAAGATCATAAAGACGTTTGGCTTCGACCAAAACTTTGTCGTTTTGCATGTGGATAACTCCGGTTGTTATTTGAAATGATTAAACTTTTTTGGGTTTACTGATTTTCTTGCCGCGCAAGTAATAACTTATAATGTCGTCATACGAAATTTGCCCGTTGCTCATTTGGCAAATTCGCTTCATTGTTTCTGGACGCGGACAAGATTTTCTTTTTTGCCAATTGCTTACGGCCGCCGGATCGACTTCCAAAGCTCTTGCGACTTTTCTCGGTTTTGTTTCAAGCACCCATTTATTGAAATTCACTTCACGCCCCCTCGCGTTGATAAAGATTTGTTGTAAATTATTTATTGACTGTGAATTTACTGTTGTGTTTTCTTGACGGTCAACGAGAAAAAAGAGTCATCGAGAAAATGGGGCATGGGGGCAAGTAAGTGCGTCTTACTTTTGAAAATCGCAAATTCGTATTACAAAACTTTGGCGGGCCGATCGTTACTTTGCCCGCGGCTATCGGCAATGAAAATTGGCGCCGATCTTCGTCTTATTCTTTTGAAACCAAAAGCATTCAAGAGGCCGTTCGATTCAGAAAGGTTGCCGATAGTAAAGCCGAAAACATTTTTAAAACGCTGATGCTTCGAGATTTACCAATCCCTTCGGGCGGCCTCTTAACACCAAAGGGCCTTGAACTTTTCGACTTTCAACGCGAGCGCGGCGTGCCTTATATATTGTCGCGCAATCGATCTTATCTTGCGCACTCGCCGGGGCTTGGCAAAACCGCGCAAGCAATTACGGCGGTGTCGACAAAGCCCGGCCGTGCTTTAATTATTTGCCCGTCGTTTTTAAAAATCACTTGGGCGCGTGAAATCACGAAATGGTTTATTCGAGACTTCCCGTCAATCAAGATTGTCGGCAAACACGTAAACGATTTTGACGCCGACTTTGTTATTTGTTCGGACGCCATGCTTGAACGCGATTGGGTTCGCGAAGGCTTGGCCGCGCAAACGTTTCGTTATGTATTTGTCGACGAAGGGCACCGCTTCAAAACGCCGAACACGAATCGAACGATTGCACTCTTCGGCGGCAAAAATAAAAAGATCAAAAGCCGCGGCCTTATATATAAGTCGGAACATGTTTCGATTTTATCGGGCACGCCGATGCTCAATCGCCCGATCGAACTTTGGCCGATGCTCTTTGCAATGGCGCCCGAAGTAATTGACTTCATGTCTTATGAAGAGTTTGGCTTTCGGTATTGCGGCGCAACCCGAAACGAATACGGTTGGGAATTTCTCGGATCAACCCGCGAAGACGAATTGAAAGAACGCCTTTCTCGCTTCATGCAACGCATTCATAAGAAAGACGTGTTACAAGATTTGCCGAAAAAAATTCGCGAAGTCGTTGTAATGGACGAAGAGCCAAGGCCAAAAGACGTCGTCGCATTTGATCGAAAGCTTGTTCACTTGTTTCGACGAAAAAAAGAAAAGGCGCTCGAACTTGGCGAATACGCAAAGCTTCGTCACTTCAATGGTGTTTCAAAAGTCAATTGGTCGGCGCGGTTTATAAAAGACATTTTGCAAAACGATTTGACCGAACAAGTGATCGTGTTCGCGCACCATAGGGACGTTGTCGAAAAATTGGCGAAGGCTTTAAAAGAATTCGCGCCCCTTGTAATCAACGGCGGCGTGAAAGAGTCCGAACGAACAAGAATCGAAGATCAATTTCAATCGGGCAAATGCCGAATTTTAATTGGCAACATTGACGCAATGAACTTGGGGCTTACATTGACCGCGGCAACGCGAGTGATCTTTGTCGAATATTCGTGGACGCCGGCCTTGAACGAACAAGCGGAAGATCGCGCAAACCGAATCGGCTCGCGTTGGTCGGTTTTTTGCCAATACATTGTTCTTCAAGGTTCAATCGACGAAGACATTTTGAATTCAAACTTAATTAAACAAGAACGAATCGAAGGGGTTGGTTTATGAAAACGGACGGGCTTAACGCCACATTGAGCGACAAAACAAAAATGTCAACCGCGGCACTTATTCAAGAGCTTGACGCACGACTTGAGTTCGAAGACTTCGACGCGATTTATCCGATCGACTTCATAAAAGATTCGGTCGACAAATTCAAACTTTGTTACGTCTCGGATTACATTGAACTTAAAGAAATCGTCAAAGAGCTTTATCACCGCCACATTATAAAACCAACACTTGAAACCAAAGGGGGCACTCAATGAGCAAAACAGTTCAAGGCGAGTTTGAATGTTACGCGTGCGGCTCGGTGAATCCGATTCACCTTAAAAAGCCAACGCCATTCAATCCGACAATCGTAAAGGCAACATGCGAGGTTTGCGAAAGCGAGTTTACACTTTCGTTCAAACTTCAAACCAACAAGCCCGGATTTTTTCAATACGGCTTTTTGGCAAACGCGATTCGCTTAAGCGAGCGCGGCAAGATTTTAAGAAATGAAAGAATGAACAACGTTCAAGTCAATTCCGACTCGAACAAACCAAGCGAGGTACAAAATGCAACAATTTGAAATCACCCTCAAAGGGGCAAGTTTTTCGGACGTCGTGAATCAAGCGCGACAACTTGTTATCGAAGCCGAAGCCTTCCGCGGAACGGCAACGCCGACCGTGACGAAAGCCACGCCGACGAAAACAAAAGCGCCGGTGAAAAAACTTGAAGCCGTCGACGCCGACGACGAATTGGCCGGCGACATTGAAATCGGCGACGAAGCCGAAGAAACCGACGAACTTTCATTTGACGACGAAACGGAAGACGAAGTCGAAGAGGTTCAAGCGGCGCCCGCAAAAACGGCGAAAACAACAAAGGCAAAAAAGTTGACTGAAAAAGACGTGAACGCGGCCGCAATGGCGCACGCAAAAGTTCACGGCCGTCAAAAAACTTTGGCGCTTTTGACAAAGAAATTCAAACGCCCAATCAAATCGATTCTTGAACTTAAGCCCGATCAATACGAAACGGCCGTTCAAGTTCTTGAGGTTTAATTTATGGTGCTAACCGGGGCGGCTTTGAATTACGTAAGAAAAGAAAAACCAAAACCGCCGCGGGCGACCAACAAGAAAATCGTTGTTAAGCGAGGGGGCGTTGTCGTGCGAACGATAACGTTTGACAAATGAGTGAAGAGATAAATCATTCGGAACGTGCGCATTCAAAGTTTTCGGCAAGCGGTTCGGAACGTTGGCTTAATTGTTCGGCGTCCGTTGCTTTGGAAGAACAAAGCCCGCCGTCGGTCGATAACTTTTGGTCAAAGGAAGGGACACTTGCGCATGAAGTTTTGGAAGCGGTTTTAAATCGCGCACCAATTCCCGATAGTTTCGACGTAACTCGCGAAATGATTTCGAACGTCGAAAAGGTTGCAAGGAAGATTCGCGCCATTCAACAAGCCGAGGGGGGCACTTTACTAGTTGAAAAGCGCGTTTACGCGACCTTTATACATGAAGAAATGTTCGGGACTTGCGACGCGATCATTGCCGGCAATGACCGCACTCTTCACATAATCGATTTCAAATACGGCGCCGGCCACATTGTCGCGGCCGAGAAAAACACCCAATTGATTCAGTACGCTTTGAGCGTTGCCGAAAGTTATGATTGGGATTTTGATCGAGTGAAAATGTGGATCATGCAACCGCGTGCCGGCGAAAATTGGTTTAAGTCGTGGACGATCACAATCGACGAACTTAAAAATCAATGGCTTCCGCTTTGGCAAAAGGGCGTTGCCCGTGTTGAATCGGGGCGAACAAGAACGTTCGCCGGCCATTGGTGCCATTGGTGTCGGGCCAAAAACATTTGTCCAGAAAAGCAAGAACAACGAGTCGCGAAGGTCGCGAATTATTTCAACAATGAATCAATTGAAAGGGAAGTTTATGGGATCAAAAAAGAAAATAAAAAAGGCCAAACGGCAAGCTTTAAAAGTTCGCGCAAAGAAGAAAGCGAAATCGATGCGTGGCAAAGTAAGCCCAAAGGCAAAGCGCAAAGCAAAAATGGCTTCGAAGAAAGCGAAGAAAGCTTTGACAACTTCGGTTGGCAAGATTGAAGCGGTTCCGCTTGCGGTGAGTTCACTCCCCGCGGGCGCCGAAACAATCGACGATCAAGTCGACGAACTCGAAGCCGACGAAATGGAAGAGGCCATGACGGCCGAAGAGCTTGAAGACGAAGACGACATTCCGACAACGGATTCAACTTTATGAGTGACGAAAGAACCGAGCAAAAAACCGATCACTATCTTTTGAGATTTTTTTCTTATGGGCATTTGCCCGAAAATCTTCAAAACGTAAGTCGGCCATTTGCCACGCTTGCAAAATCACTCGACGCGAGTTTGCCGGACAATTCCGAAAAAACCGTCGCGCTTCGAAAATTATTAGAATCAAAAGATAGTGCGGTAAGGGCCGCACTTGTTTAAGAGACACAACAACAAACAAAGAGGTAAAAAAAATGAGCCAAAAAGTTGACGTAAAAAAATTGTTATTACAACCAAGCCCCGAATTTCGTGTAAGTCACCCGCACGTTTTCAAGCCGACGGCGATCAAAGACGCAACCGGCAAAGAGGGTAAATTGCAGTATTCGATTGAAATGCTTTTCGACAAGACAACGACCGACTTGTCGGTTCTTCAAGCACCAATCAAAGCGGCGATCATTGACAAATGGGGCACCGATAAATCGCAATGGCCAAGCCCGCTTATGCTTCCGATCAAAGACGGCGACAAACCGAAAATGAATAAGAAGACACGGCAAAAAGAAGTGAAGCCCGAACATGCCGGCATGTGGGTTGTTCGCGCTTCAAGTTCGGCCGAGTACAATCGTCCGCAAGTTGTGGGCCGCGATCCGAAAGTCGCTCTTCAAAATGAAGGCGAACTTTATCCGGGTTGTTACGCTCGCGCCGGTCTTAAGGCGCACGCGTTTGAATTTGCCGACAAATACGGCGTGAAGTTCATTCTTGACGCGGTTCAATTTGTTCGCGACGGCGAGCCAATCGGAAGCCGCAAACGTGCCGACGAAATCTTCGGCGTTGTCGAAGGCGACGACGGCGACGATTCGTTTATGAATAACGACGGCGCGGAAGCGTTCGGCGAAGAGCAAGAAAGTTTTATGTAATTGACTTAAAACCCCGCCAACGTGTTCAAGCATTGAAGGGGTTTACTCGCCGGTCGCCAACCCACGGGTTGGGAATCTTAAGTCGGCCGGCGAGGTTTTTATTGAAAGGGTTTTAAAATGAGATTCGAAATTAACACCACAAACAACGGTTTCAAGCTAACAGGCCACAACTGGTACCACGGCAGCTTTGAATATCACTTTAAAAAATACAGCGAGCTAATCGCTAAGATGAAGAAGATGAAAGCCACCTTAGATAAGAATTCCAAGTAGCGTGTCGCGTTCCAAAGGTTGACGGGTTTAGAATGATAAAAGTTCACAACGATTTCGAAACGCAATCCGAATGCGATCTTAAAAAGGCCGGCGCTTACGAGTATTCAATGCACCCGTCAACGCGTGTTCTTTGTTGGGCATTTAAAGCCAAGGGCTTTTTTGACAAGTGTTATCTTTTCGACTTTTACGAAATGCAAAAACCGTTTAAAAAACTTCCCGTCAAATTTCAAATGTATTGGCGGAATTTCATAAAAGACGAAAACGCGGTTTTCGTCGCGCACAACGCTTTTTTCGAGCAATGTATTTACAACAACGTTTTGGTGCGTCGTCTTGGTTGGCCCGAGATTCCAATCGAGAAATGGCGTTGCGACGCCGTGAAAGCCGCGGCCGCGGCGTTACCGCGAAACCTCGCCGACGCCGGCGCGGTCGCTCGCATTCCAATTCAAAAAGATTACGAAGGCCATAGGGTTATGCTTAAGCTTTGCAAGCCGACGGCCGCTTGGGCGAAATGGAACAAAGCCCGCATTCAAGTCGAATCGGGTGTTCGCTTGGGGCATAAGATTCGAGAAATCGCCGAGCGCCCCGAGCCGCCGAAATTCTGGACGCCCGAAACGGCGCCGGACGATTTTAAAATCTTATATCGTTATTGCAAAATTGACGTTTTGGCCGAAGAAAAGCTCGACGAATTCTTGCCCGAACTTACACCATTTGAGCAACGCCTTTGGTTTATCGATCAAAAAATCAACATGCGCGGCATTGCCGTCGACGTTCCATTGGTCAAAAAGATTTCAAAAATCATGGCCGCCGAATCGAAAACCATGACGAAAGAACTCGACATTTTGACAATGGGCCTTGTGTCTTCCGGCAACGCACGAAACGCCATTCTTGATTTCTTAACGCTTGAAGGGATCGAGCTTCCAAACCTTCGCGCAAAAACCGTCGACGATTTTCTCGAAAACGGCAAAGTGACCGGCGACGCCGAAAAGATTTTAAAAATCCGCCGCGCCCTTTCGAAATCGTCAACGGCCAAATACCTTTCATTTCTTGCACGGTCGGCAAGCGACGGCCGCGTTCGCGACTTACTTTTATTTTATGGTGCGCAACGCACGGGCCGTTGGGGCGGCAAAGGCGTTCAACCGCAAAACTTCCCGCGTGGCGTTTTAAAAGACATTTACGAAGCCATTGACCGAATCAAAAATTGCTCGCTTGAAGAGCTTAAATTTTTGTACGGCGAAAATCTTATGCCGCTTTTTTCTTCCGTTCTTCGCGGAATGTTTATCGCAAGCCCCGGCCATGACATGTTCGTCGAAGATTATTCGGCGATTGAGTGCCGCGTTCTTTGGTTTTTGGCGGGCCACGAAAAGGGCCTTCAAATGTTTCGCGACAATCGCGATCCGTATGTCGAAATGGCCGCGAAGATTTACAACAAATCAATTCTTGAAATTGACAAAGAATCAAACGAACGGCAAGTCGGCAAAGCGGCCGTTCTTGGTTGCGGCTATCAAATGGGCGGCAAGAAATTCGTGTCAAGCGCATGGGACGTTTATCGCGCAAAGGCCGACACCGAAATGGCAAAAGTCGCGGTTTCGGTTTACCGCGAAGTTCACTATCCCGTTGTCGAAATGTGGGAACAATACCAAAAAGCGGTTTGCCACGCGGTAAGAAAACCGGGGCAAGTTTTTCGCGTGGGCAAAGTCAAATTTTATCGCGATCGCCGTTGGCTTTTTATCGAGCTTCCGAGCGGCCGGCGCCTTTCTTATTGCGATCCCGAAATTCGAATCGAGCCGACTTATAAGCTTATGAAGGGCGACGAAATCACTTACGCGTCGACCGAATCGCTTTTAAAAACGGCGCTCGAAGAGGGCTTTCAAATCGAATCGAAATTTGACACCGAACGTTTTGCGTATTGGGAAGTCAATCAACTTGCGCGAAAAGAAGATTGCGTAATCCCGAAATGGACGCGTGAAAGAACTTATGGCGGCAAGCTTGTCGAAAACGTCGTTCAAGCCGTGTCGCGTGATTTACTTGCCGAAGCAATTGTTCGCGCTGAAAATGCCGGCTTTAAAGTTCTTATGCACGCGCATGACGAACTCGTTTGCGAAGCACCAAAGGGCAAATTTAAAAGTGAAGATTTCAGAAAAGTAATGGAAGAATTGCCGGCATGGGCCGACGGTCTTCCGATAAAATCGGGCGGTTGGCAAGGCGATCGCTATCGAAAGGGGTAACAATGAAAGCGCACGACAACGTAAATCACCCAAAGCATTACACCAATCACCCGTCGGGTATTGAGTGCATTCAAATCACGGAACACATGGGTTTTTGTCTCGGCAACGCCGTCAAATATATTTGGCGAGCCGATTTAAAAAACGGAATCGAAGACCTTGAAAAGGCCGCTTGGTACATTGCCCGCGAAATCGAAAAGAGAAAAAATGCCGAAACCAAAAAAGACGCGTGAACTTTATAAGCGAATTCGCTTTCACATGGCGAATTTGCAACAAGCTTTGAACGAAGCGCACGACGCCGGCGTGATAAAATACGAAGATTATTCGAAAGAATCGCCGTGTTTTGCTTTGTCGCTTTGCCGCGAGCGGATTACGATCACGACCGAAAAGGCTCTTGCCCAATCGGTGCGCGACGAAATTTCGGCAGAACTTAAAAAGCAAAGGGGTTGGTGAAATGCGGCTTTTGTATTTTCTCTTTTTGGTGCTTGCCGGTTGCTCTTCAATTTCGCATCGGCGTGAACTCTTGCAACGGCAAAACCCCGAATGCGAAGTGACCGAAGAACTCGAAATAATTTGCCCGATGCCCGATTGGTTTTCGCACCCATAACGCCGGCCGCGGGCCGCCGATTTTTGAGACGTCTCAAATAGAGAAATAAACTTTTATTGGTTGCTTTTTGTAATACGTTTTGTCATACTAAAAGCATGAAACAAATCCTTCTCGACGAAATCAAAAAGGCTGTAATCGCGGGCGACGTGGCCCGCGCCCGTTATCTGATTTTAAAGCTTCGCGGGGGCATTTTATGAAGACGTGCGGTTGCGGCAAGCATTACGAAGTCATTCCCGCGGGCGCCCGCGCTTTCATTGACGAAGGCATGGGCGGCTTTTATTTCAATTGCTCTTGCAATTCAACCCTCTTTTGGTCGGCCAAAAAACACCAAAAAGAGTTTAATTTAAAGGTTGACGCCCAAGCCTCGGCCCCCGTACAAAAAGCCATAGGGGGCCAAAATGAAAATCTTAAAAAGGGGCGATGAAATGACGGGCTTACTTCTTATTTTTGCGGCGTGCGTGGCGGTCATGTTCGTTGCGGTGTACGTTTACAATAAAGCCGACGACACGGCTTACGACAAAGTTCAAAAATCTTTTGCGGCTTATAAGGTCGATCAAGAAATTTTGCTCGACGAAATCAGTAAGCGAGCGAACGAAGCGGCAACGCTTTCGGCAAATCACGAATCAACGATCGCCGAACTTGTAAAGCGGGTTGACGAAATGGAAGCCGAAATCGATCGGGCGCAAGATCACTTCGAAAAATTACGCGGGCAACAATTCGATTTGCAAAACACGATTTCGAAAAAACGGCCGATCGTGAAAATGCCTTCGGGGCCAATTCAAGTCGAAATTTATTCAAAGCCCGCGGCGGTTTCACCAACACCAAAGCGAAAACCTTTGGGCCGCGGCGTGAAATCACTTCTTAACGAAAGAGGCAATTAAAAATGAAATACATTATTTTGATTTCTCTTTTGGTTGTTGGTTGTTCAAAACCGTCGGTTGAAATTCGACGCTCGACTCGAAACGAATGCACGACGATTGAACAAAAGCGCGAGGTTGCGGCGTTCATTTTAAAATGCGCGGAAGCGGCCAACCCAAAATCGGACGAAGAGGGCGAAGACTTGGTGATTGAATGCCGGCGCACCGGCTTAAGTGTTCTTTGCCCGACGCAAGAGGTTTGCCAAACGGTTTCGGAATCGGGCGGTTTTTTCTTGGCGAATCATACCAATTACGGCGATTGGGGGCCGTGCAAGTGACCGAAGCCGAACAACTTGAAGAGCTTAAGAAAAAATTCGAACTTCTTTCAACCGTTTTTGTTGGTCTTTTGTATTGCCAAGAAACGGATTTGAAGCGAAAAGTTCGCAAAACGGTTTTCGAAATGGGGTTACAAAATGGACTTAAAAGGTTTAAGAAAAAAAGCAAAGTTGACGCGGCCGGCGCTTGCGAAAATGATCGAGTGCCACGCGCAACAAATTTACAACATAGAGTCGGGCGTTGCGCCAATTCCGCCGAAATATATCAAGCCGCTTTCGAAGGCACTTTCGGTGCCGGAAGATAAGCTTACAAAATACGTACTCGAAGAGCGCAATCGCCGATTCTTACAGCGAGTGCAAAAATGAACGTGTCGCTTTACCGACTTGTTTCGGCAATCGTTTTTGGTGCAATGGCGCTTTTGTTTTCACTCGCATTTATGTGGTTTGCGAAATCACTTCCGCTTGATTGGTGACGCATGTTTGACGATCGACCAACACCAAAACGAATGCCCGAATCTTGCCCTTGCCGTTGCGGCTATCGTTGCGGCCGGCGTTGCGGTCTTGGCATTCAAGAATGTATCGACGCCGGCCATTACGTTATTGATTGCGGGCATGATTGGTCGGGGCCTTGGGCTTCCCTTGAGGGCGGGGGCGGCACGGCAACATGCGCCCATTGTGGCGAGACGGCCCTTTATCACGATTTAAAGTGTGGCCCTTAAGGCGCGGGCGAGGGTTCGACGGCCTTGAGCTTGTTGGCCTCTTCGTTCTTGGCTTTCAATTCGGCTTGTTTTTTCATTTCGATTTCGAACTTCGCGCCTTTTTGCGCGTATTCGGCAACCGCTTTAAAACATTGATCGAGCAAAATTCTTTCGTCCGCGTTGCAAAGATAGCCGCGGCACGCTTTTGCGACTTGTTCGAGTGCTTGACCGATAGTCAATTGCATAAAAACCCCTTTAATTTTGGGGCGTCATTGTGGCCCCGGTTACTAGTTCCAAGGCCCTTTTATACAATTTAAGTTGATCCGAAGTCATCGGCATTTTGTAAGTCTTTAAAATTTCTTTGGCTTGTTCAAGCGTCATAAGCGTCATAAAAACCCCTAGTGTAAATCAACCCAAGTCGCCGCCGCGTAACCTTGGAATTTATCGGTTGACGTGTTGTAAATCACCATGCCGTTGACGGCCGTCAAAGCGTCGCGTTCCGTGGTTGTCATACGCGAAGGCAAGAACGCTTTTGTTGTTGATTTAATTTCAAGTGCGACACTTGAATTCGTCACTTTGTCATCACTTGAAGGCGCCCCGCCAATCAAAAGATTGCTTTGCAAATAATTGCCTTTGAAATCGCGTTCGTAAAAACCGAAAGAATCGGTTCCCGGATCGCCGAAAGGAAGATCGGATTTGAAGCCGTAAAGATTGTTGATTGTCGTTACACCATTTGGAAGCGCAACCGCCCGGCAAAGCGGAAGTTCGGCAATCGTTCCGCCGGCGCCGCCGGCGTCGAGACTTACGGCAAATGTCGCGCCCGAAACGAGATCGATTGTTGAGCCGACGCCCATTGAAACAACCGCCGGAAGCGCAAGCGCCGAAGCGCCCAAAAGGGCCGACGTGACGGTCGCATTCGCACCAATTGTCAAAAGCATTGCGGTGTTGACGCCAATCGTGTCGGCAAGTGCGACCGTTGCATTCGCCGCAACCGTCGGGCCTGAAATAAGCGAGTGAATCGACGTCGGTGTTCCGCCGCCGTTGACCATTGCTTGCGTGTGAAAAGCATTTAATTTGCCAATTGAAAGTGCGCCGCCGAAAGAAAGTGAACCCGTGATTTGAACGTCGCCGTCAAATCTTGCGGCTAAAACTTGGCCCGGATTTTCACCGCCCGAAAAGCTTATCGGGCCGGCCACAACTTGCGCGTTTGTTCCAACGCCCGAAACCGTGACGGTCACGGCCGCATTTAAGCCGATCGTTGCTTCGATTGCGGCTTTGACTTGATTCGCATTTGAAACGCCGTCTTCGATCGTGACTTCAATGTTGTTGCCATTGAGTGCAACCGTTTCGCTTCCGGCCGTTGCGCCGTCGATATATTCAATTGAATAACTATCGTTGTCGCCGGCGGCATTGAACGTGATCGTCAAATCTTGAATTACAACGGAAGATTGAACGCCCGCGTAAGGCGTCACGTTGTCCATTGAAATCTCAAGACCGCTTGCGTATCGGGCTTCGTCAATGTTTGGATTTACATTTACGCCGTTGAAATACGAACCGGAACCGAAAACCCCGTAATTGCCGCCGATCGCAATCGCGTTGACTCCGGCATTCGCCGCAATGGCGTCAATTGTTGGGTTGATATTCAAGCCGGTATAATTCTTGGTGCTTGGAATGTTTTCGATTGTCGGGCTTGCCGCAAAGGAAGTATGCCAAGAACTGTCAACTTCATAAGTCATGAAGTCGCCAAAAGCCGTCGTGTATGAGCCGGTTTGATCGATCGTTGCGCCATTTTTTACGGTTGGTTGAAAAATGTAACCTTGAAATGGGCCGGTCATTGTAACGCCGGATTTCACTTCGCCAAATCCGAACATGTAAGCAACGCCTTTGACGTCAATCGGATCGGTTCCATTGCCGAGTAAAAAAGAGTTATTGTAAAAAGTCAAACTTCCAACGTCGGACAAACCTTCATGCCGCAAATAAAAATTGCTCATGGTTACGGCACTGCCGTTCAATCCAAAATCAAAACCGTCGTCGTCGTGATCGATTTCGACTTCCAAATACCGAACATTGATCGAAGTGTCGGACGCGTCTTCGTCGGCAATTAAACTGAAATAATCAGAAACAATTGTGTGCGATTCAGCGTCGTCGAAATGATCCGTTAAGTTGTGTTGAACACTTCCGTAAGGCGTAACTTGAAGAGCCGGCAACGCCTCAAGGTCGTCGCTCGAATTTACAAACACCAATCTTTGTTGTTGGGAATTGACGACAAGGTCGGCCCATTCGGTGTTGTAATCGGTGCCGTCGACTTTTCTTAAAATTTGTTTTGCCGTTCCGCCGGCGGGAACGCCAACGCCGTCGGCGCCGGGCGCCCCGTCCGCGCCGTCCGCCCCCGGTGCGCCGGGCGCCCCGTCGGCCCCGTCCGCGCCGTCGGCACCCGCGGCCCCGTCGTTGCCTTTTTGCGCGAGCAATTGCCATTTTGTCGGATTCGAGTCGGGCGCTTCATTTGTTGTCGAAGCTTTCGCAACGTATGAAGAGCCGTTGTAAGTGACGACGTCGTTGACCGTGTAAGCGGTCGCGCTCGACCATGCGCCTTCGAAAGTGTAAGTCGAAGGGCCTTGCGGGCCGGGCGAGCCGACCGCTTGAACGATAACCTTATTGGTGTTGTTGACAACCGTGACCGTGCTCATTTTGTCACCTCGGGACTCATTTCGACCGTGCCTTCGAGCCAACGAGTGACCGTGCCGGCAAGCTCGGATTCAATGTCATAACAGAAAAAAGTTGTCGTGCGCTCGGGGTTTTCACTTGGATCGAGTGCGATCGCCGAACTTACGGCGTCGTCGAGCTTCACTTTAAATTCACCCGTGTTGGTGCCTTGATCTAAAACTTCAAAACTGAATTCGGCAATTACGGTTGGCGAGCTTGCGGTTTTGCGAATTTTGCCGCGGAAGGCGTGGCCGGTAAGATTTATAAGAGCGTTGTTGTCATCTTTCAAAGTGACAAGCAACGAATAATCCGTTCCTTGCTCGATATACATGTCGTATTTGCCCGCCGCCATTTTGCCCCCTTGCAATCAAAATCATATAATGTCAACGGAATCGAGTACAATCAACAAAAGCCTTTTTGACCAACCCGCGCCGAATCTCGACCAATGCGGAAGGCTTGCGTAATGGTTATGACGTAAAATTGTCATACTTTTTAAAACTTCGCCGATCGCGTGTTCGCGAAAAGCCATAAGCGTCATTGGCCCCAAAATCCCGTCTTGCTTAACGCCGAGTGCGCCTTGCAAAATTCGAATCGCTCTTGATTTACCTTGGTTTACGGCGCAATCAAACACCATGAGTCGAATCGGTTCGGGCATTTCACCGATCCGAATTGAATCCCAAAAATCTTTTTTATAAATCCGAACCGCGTCTTCTTTGTTTAGATTTTTGATATCGACGTCGGGGTAAGTTCGCTTTGAGATTCCGAATTTCGTTTCGCCGCCCGGATCTTCCGAGTCGAAAACGTAACCGCCTTCGTGTTGCAAAATGATTGAAACCGCTTGTTCGAATTTCATTTTTCACCCGCAACCATGACCGCTAAGATAAGAGTCAAAACCGAAAGGCCCGCAACGAATTTCTTTTCTTGATAAAATGAAAGCCCAACGGGATCAGCAAGCGCCGCTTGCAACGCTTCGTCGGTCGATTTAAGTTTGGCTTCGGTGATTTCACATTGGTTTTTATAAGCTTCGATTTCGGGCCGTTGAAAACAAATCTTACTTTTTGTCGGATTTGCCGGCGAGTCCGCGAAGCATTTCGTCGTGAAGCTCGTCATCACTAAGAGCACGATTGCGATCTTCAATGCGCTTCGCATCTTGAACCCCCTCAAGTTCCAATTTTAAATTGGTGTTTTCTTTTGCGAGCTTTTCTTTGCCCGCTTGGCCGATCTTCCAACCGACCAAAAATGCGGGCAAATATCGTTCGAGAAGTTGAATCAGTCGGTCGAACCAATTCACTTTTTCTCTTCGTCTTTTTGCGGAAGCTTTATCGAAAATAAAAAGTCCATTGCGTAAGCGACGGCCTTGAAAGCTTTATGGCTTTGGATCTTGGCCCATTTTTCGTTGTCGCTTTTCTTTGGTGTTGAATCGACATAAGCTTGAATCAACGAACAAGCCGGCTTAAATACCGCTCGCGCAACCGACATGATCGTAATCACGATTGCAAGGTTTGGATTTGAGTTCAAAAAATCAATGACGAAAATTGTGATTTGTTCCATTATTTTTTACCGCCATTTTTCTTGTTGTACGCGTAAGCGAACAAGAGAAGTGCAACAACACCAATAATAAAATACCCGAAAAGATGATTTGGCATAAGGCCCCCTTTTTAAGTTCCTAGACCTATCGGCGGGCCAATTTTTAAACTTTAAGGTTCTTCGGGCGGGGGCTCTTCGACAACCGGCGCCGTAAAGTTTTCGCCGTCATACGCCCAACCGTCGCCCGGTCTAGGATCAAGTTCCGAAAGATCGACGCAAGCGTCATAATTTTGATCGAGGCCCGCGGCCTTGATAAAATTCAAATCGCCAAAAATAACGCGCTCAACAATTCCATTTTTTATAAGTGCAAAGTCTTTCATGTGGCCCCCAAATTATTCGATCCAATAAATTACCGCATAGCCCGCGTAACCCGCGCCGCCGGCATGCCCCGCACCAATGCTCGCGTGGCCGCCGCCGCCCCCGCCGCCCCCGCCGCCGCTTAGGCCCGTGCCCGAACCGCCCGTGCCGTTGATTGCCCCGCCCGCCGCGGC